GGGCGCCGTGAAGGAGGTGGTCTGCGGATCGACAAAAACAACAAGGTCGCGTCCGATATCAGTTGAGGGGCCGGTCATCTTAGTAATCCTCCTGCATCCGCACCGACAGCGAGGTCCGAAGCATCATGTTGGGTGTACTTGCTTGTATCTCTGGATCGAATGCCAACATGTTCGATTCGATGGTACATCGAATAACACGTCCGGTGGCTACGGTTCCACCATTGGATAACGTCCAGCCCTGTTTTCCTGTTGGCGTTCTCCGAATGAACATCTTGGTCATCGCATCTCGGTAGCGACACATCGCCAATCCGACCTCTGACGCGCCACCATCGACGTTGAGATCCAGGACCGTAATTCGGATCTCGATGTCGACGTTGATCATCCTCGAGTTGGGCTGCTGCTCGGCGGTATCCGAGATGTAGACCATCGACAGGTGGGGGAACGAACGTCCCTGGAGATCCTTCGGGTAGTACTTCTCGAAGGCTGCGACATCGGGAAGGTTGTCTGTCGTCACCGACAGGACTGTCCGCATCGTCGCCAGCTCGGCGTTGAGTCCGTAGGTGGCATCCTGGAGAAACTCGTCCAGGGCCTCCACAGCCGCCTCTGCTCCGTAGTAGGCCACTTAGTTCCACTCTCTCGCCAAGATGGACCTGATGGTCTTGTCGGGGCCGGCGTGCGCCCCTGCGGGGCCTCCGATGGCGTCCTCGATGTCCTTCTTGAACGCCTTTCGCCTGGCTTTGACGATGTGGGCCTGCAGGATCTGACCCACCGCATACCCGAAGGCGTTCCTGTCCTGCACGTTTCCGTCGAAGCGGATAGGTGGGCGCACGGGTAGCTTTCCGCCGAATTGGTTGCCGATGCCCTTGGCGTGAGCGTGAGCGGCCTTTCCGAGGTTGTACGCCTTCCCGGTTGCCGGGTCCTTCACCACTGCATTGGGGTCAATCCCCACCACAAGGCTCTTCCGGCTGATCTTCTCGATGGCCCCAGAACCCCGGCCCCCTTCAACCAGAGCCCGAAAGAGCACCCTCTCGCGCTGCAGAATCGGGAGACCAGGGTAATGGCGAGCCTTCCACGCAGCGTAGCTCTTCTTGTAGACGGGACGCCTGCTGAGGGGCTCAAACCGAGCCCCGGTCGCCATGCCCTCCGTCTCGAGGTGGCGCTGCTCATGCTTCCGAAACAGCTTGATGACGTCGCGCCATGCGGGGCGCCAGTCCTTCACCAGCTTGGCCCAGTCCTCGAAGGCCACCCGGAAGGTGGCGATGTCGGGGTCGAATGTCAGATCGAACAGTTGTCCGGTCTTACCGCGCAACGGCATCAGAGATCGTCCCCGTCCTGGAATGACGGCGGCTGTGCGTACTCCCGATCTCCGGTACCTGGCGTGTAGTCGAAGTCTGGGTCCTTGTCCTCTGTCCAGAAGCTCTTGGCGAAGATCGAAGTACCCGAGAGAGATGCGGCACCGCCGTTCGCGATGAGGTAGTCCCGCTTCTCCCAGAGCTTCCCGAGGATCTCTCGAGCCAGGCGGATGAGCTCGTCGGCGGTAGCCTTGGCGTCCTGCCCGATGGAGCCCTTGGCGAGAAGCACCAGCCCGCTGGTCAGCATCATCTCGGCCTGCTCGGCAACCTCGTCAGCGCGACTCGCTGCGGTAGGTGAGTCCGACAGACTTGCCTCGAGGAACGCCATGCGAACCTCGTTGTAGGCGCGATCCCAGATCACCGTGGCCTGGGTAGACGTTGGGGTGGTTGTTGCGCTCAGTGTCCCGAGCTGCGGAGCCATACTGGTCGCGGTGGCGAGGTCTGCGTTATACGCCACGGCGAGACTCCCTATTCGTCAGCGGCAGGCTCTGCCTTCTTCTTCTTCTTTGGGGCAGCCTTCTTTGCCAACTTGACGGCATTGCGACGAAGGTGAGCCGCCAGGTTCGCATCGTCGAACTCCACAACGTCACCTGGCTTATGAGGAACCCCACCGATCTCCATGTGACAGAGAAGCTCTGCTTTAGGCATTGCCAGCCTCCAGCTCACCCATCCGCTCTTCGATGGCATCCTTGCCGCCCTTGCGGGTGTCGGCCTCATGCATCTCGAGCAGAAGGTCTGTGTCCTCGATGCTTCGCAGCAAACGCGGCAGAAGCCTCAAGGGGATGTTGGTCACCGAAGAGGGATCCGAGGGATCGAAGTCAGGCAGTACTGGCGGTGCCGACTGTGCTTCGGGCTCAGGTCTCTTCGGTGACGACGTGGAAACCTCACGGAGAACTCCCGCATCACAGAGCCCTTCCGTGACGAGCCCGTCCGGTACAAGTGCCCCAGATGGGTAGCGGGTTCCGCTGTGGAGAAGGCATCTGCCTGGTGCTACTTCATGTGCCATGAGGGGTGCTCCTCTGTGGGTTAGGCCCAGGTGACTACGCCAAGAGCGCTCGCCCAGGTTGATCCGTCGCAGGCGTACATGCCTACCCTGTTGGCGTCGAGGTCCTCGTCCAAAGACGACGCGACGTGCGTGATGGACAGCGTGCCCGCCCCGGTGTTTCGGAAAACGAAGAATGCCCCCTGACTCGCGTCCACGTCAGGCATCGTCACTATGCGAGTCCCGCTGTCGGGATCCAGTAGTTGAACCTGCGCGTCCTGTGGGGTCATCGTCTTGCCTGCGCCAAGGGTCTCGACGTTGTGACCGAGGCGCAGGCGAAGCCCGTTGGCGGGATTGACCGCAACTCCCTGGAAGAGAAGTGTTTCAGCCATGACAGACTCCTAGGAGACGACGGTGGTGTACAGGTAGCCGAGGTCCGTTGTCGGTGCGGCGAACTGGTCGTTCCAAGTCATATCAACCTGTTCGACGTAGGGGGTCGGATCCCAGCGCTTCACAGCGCCGTCCGTCGAACCCTGGAAGCGCCACCTCTGCAGGCAGGAACCGGGAGTCATCGGAGCGGGGCTCTTCTTGATGTGAGCGAACAGGACGTTCTTGCCCCAGATGTAGGCGTTCGATGCCGCCAGCCCCTCAACTGCGGTGTTCGCCACAGCCTTTCCGACAAAGACCGTCTCGACATCGAGTGCGCGAGCGAGGTCGTCGTTGGTCAGGATGCCAGCCGTATTCGCCGTCCGCGAGGTGTACTCGAGGATGAGGGGGTGCTGGCGCAGTGCCTTGTAGACCTCGTAACCCATGATCGCCATGTTGGGAGCTTCGCCCGACGCCTGGATGATCGTGTCGCGAGCATCCTGTCCGATGCTGATCGGGTCAGACGCAGCGTTGTCCCACTGGTCAGAGCCGGAAAGCGCCGTCGTATTGCCCGAGAAGGTCGTGGTCGCATCGAAGGCGAGCGCCGCAGCGTTCCGCTCCCGATTGATCGCACAAGCCCGAGCCAGCACAGCCACGTTCGCCTGACGCAGGTTCAGTCCGTTTCCGGCAGCGTAGGCTTCCGAGGTCTTGCTGATCTGCACGCCGAGACCGTTGGAGTTGACATCCCATCCGTCCACCTTGCTGATCTCGGTGCTGATGCGGAGCGGGGAGTCCTGCCCGTCAGCGATGACCATGTTGTGTCCGAGGTAGGGGGCGGCAGTCGACTGGGCCGAACTGAAGCCATCTTGGACGTCGTAGAAGAGTCCCGTCTTCGTTGGAACGTCGACAGCCGGGAAGACATCGTCTGCGATGAAGGTGCCGAGAGAGGGGCCAAGCAGCCGCGCATAACGCTGCAGCATGACATCCTGTACGAATCCTTGAACATTTGCCATTTGTCTTTGCTCCTAAGCGCGGCTGCTATCAGCCCTCTTCGTAGTAGGATGGGGCCCAGAGGAAGGAGCCGACCTCTCCGTCGGCATACGTTCCGAGGGCGATTCCGAATGCGTACTTTCCAGTTGTCGCATCCATAGCTTCGCCGTTCTCGTCGGCCATCGCGAGGGCGCCTGCGGTACAGACGTCTCCACAGATTGCCTTGATGATTCCGCCGACCTGGACAGGCACGTACACGGGAGCTGCGGCAGTTCCTGTCGCAACGTCGTTGGTCAGCGCCCCGATGCAGAGGTCGCCGGTTGCGCCGGATGTGGCTCCTGCGAGGTCGGTTTCGTCGTCGCCAACCGCGATGACCAGCATCCAAGCGCTAGACGACAGGTCGGCCTCAGTGCGCCGAGTGAGGATCCGTGGATCGTAGGGAGTGCTCATCGGGGGCTCCTAATTGAGGCTTTCGGCCTCGTAGGCCGCGTTCTTGGAGGGGTCGGAAAGGACGATCTGCATGGCGCGACCGTAGGCTTCCACAGCGTCGAGGCCCTCTTCGCTGGAGAGCTTCTCTGCCAGGGCGTCCACCTCGGCGGTCACCGAGACGGGGTTGCATCGCTCAGCCTCGGTGCCGGTGGCGCCGATGGCGTGAGTCGGGATGCGACCCTTGGGGTAGGCGTGGCTGGCCTCGTCTTCGCCGCAAGCAACGAAGATGCGGAGGTAGCGGTCGCGCTCGCTCGATGCGATGCGGCCATCTTCGCAGGCACGGTCGAGCATGCGCTCGGTCTCCTTGGCCTGGAGAACCTCAAGGTCAGCCTTGATGGTGTCTCGGTCTGTGGTCACGTCAGCGAGGGCCTCGGAGAGAGCCTCGGCCTTGGCGGCGAGCTCGGACAACGTCTGCACCTTGGCGAGGACTTTCGCGTCAGACGCGCCCTCTCCCAGTGACAGGGTGTCGGAAAGAAGCTTGGTAAGGCTCATGCTGTTTTTCCTCTTCTCTGATGCGGCCACTCTGCTGAGTCCAGCAACAAATGGCTCGTTGGTAAGAGTGCCGCCGACTAGTGCCCATTCTCCGAGCAGCTCGCCAGTTGTCTTGCTTCTCGCTGAAGAGGCCGGGATGGCCTCGATGCTGAATCCGT